GGATTGAACATTATTTTGTTCAAGCCATGGGATATGGTTGCATGCTATATGAGATGAAAAATATAGCAGTTAAAAAATTAGTCATTATTATGGCATGTGAAAATGGAGAATGCGTTGTTTATGAAGAAACTGACAAAACCAAGTATATCAGACTTCTTGGTAGATACATCAACAAATTTGTTAAAGACAAACTGGAGTTTTATGGAACCAAATAAAGAACTCGAAAAGGCGATGGAGAGTAAGTTCTTGACTCCTACGAAATTTTCGATGGAGATTGAGAAAATAGTAGCAGAAGAAAAATTAAATTACATAGATGCGATATGTCAATATTGTGAGATGAACGATATTGAAATACAATCCGTAACTAAACTTGTTACAAAACCTCTTAAAGAAAGGTTGAAATATGATGCAATTCAGTTAAACTTTATGAAGAAGACTTCTCGTGCTAAACTACCTTTATAATGAAAACAAAAGACTTAATGCATTATCGACTACAGGCATTATTACGTGAGCATACTTTTTCTGACTTAGAATACTTGGGTGTTAAACCTGATAGTGTTGGAGTTGATCAACACTGGTATCGAATTGGAAAGGCAGAAGTTCCAGTCGATGCAATTACAGAATTAGAATGTGAAGAAGATGATGAAGACGAAAGTGACACCGTTTGAAACTTACCAAACTTATTTGTCCATGAAAAGTCATTTTACTAATAAAAGATATGACTTTTTTAAATATGGTGGTAAGTCGAGAGCTACAATGACCTCATTTAATAAGAGAAAGGATAAGTATTGGTTTGAAAAAACATCAAGGAAATATTCAGATCAGGAGATTACTGATTTTTTATTAGCAAATTTTGTCACCACCAATACACCACAGAACTTATGGATTGGAGAGATAATAAACTCTGGGGAAAGAACGTACGCAGATTGGATGAGACGACAACAGAGTTTGACTTACTTGTTCAAAGAACAATCAAAGAAATTATTATCGGAGAAAGAATTAGAAGAAGTATTCAATTGTTCGAAAGGTCATCCACCAATACTGAAAAAGTATCTAGGAGGAGAGATAAGTTTAGAAACCTTCGCAATCTTCGAAAAAATCTTTTCTTTTGGGAAAAAATTCAATCGTAAACTTAAAGACCCAGTGTGGGAAACCGTTAGTTTGAAAGTAAAAAAATATATTCCCTTCCTAAATATTAATGTATTCCACTATAAAAAAATTCTTAGAGAGATTATTAATGAGTAACTTTTTTGATTCAGAGATCATTCAAAATGAACTCGAAGAAATAAATGAATTGCAGAAAACTCTATACAGAGATGTTATGGAATTTTCCTCTATGGAACGTGATGAACAAGTGGAACACATTGATTTACTGACTGAATTATTAGATAGACAAAAAATTATGTTTGCTCGATTGTCTCTATCTGATGATCCAGAAGCTATTAAAATGAAAAGTCATTTGCAAAAATCAATTCCACTGATGGGGTTTCCTACAGGGACTGACATGAATCTCCTTTTTGATGGAATGAAGAAAACAATTTCACAACTCAAAGAGAATATTGACAAATCATAATTAATCTATTATAATCTAAACATCCAACGAAATCTAATTTAATCCGAGGTATCTAAAATGTCGTTTGCTGATCTAAAAAAGCAATCAAAGCTAGGTTCTTTAACCGCAAAGTTAGTTAAAGAAGTCGAAAAATTAAACACTAACGGAGCATCAGGTGATGACCGTTTGTGGAAACTAGAAGTCGATAAATCAGGTAATGGTTATGCCGTTATTCGATTCTTACCAGCACCAGATGGTGAAGACTTACCGTTTGTAAAACTGTATAGTCATGCATTCCAAGGTCCTGGTGGATGGTATATTGAAAACTCTCTCACTACACTTGGTCAGAAAGATCCCGTATCAGAGTATAATTCTCAGTTGTGGAACAATGGAACAGATGCAGGTAAGGATGCTGCTCGTAAACAGAAACGTAAACTTACATACATCAGTAACATTTATGTTGTAAAGGATCCTGCTAATCCTGAGAACGAAGGAAAAGTATTCTTATATAAGTATGGTAAGAAAATCTTTGATAAACTCACAGCAGCAATGCAACCTGAGTTCGAAGATGAGGAAGCAATTGATCCATTTGATTTTTGGCAAGGTGCTAATTTTAAATTGAAAGCAAAGAATGTAGCAGGATACAGAAACTATGATAGTTCTGAGTTCACTGCTGTCACTCCTTTACTTGATGATGATGACGCACTTGAGTCCATTTGGAAGAAAGAAAACTCTCTCAAAGAGTTTGTTGATACTGATCAATTCAAATCATATGATGACTTGAAAAAACGTTTAGAGTATGTTCTTGGTAGTAAGAGACCATCTAGTTCAATTGAGGAGGAAGATACTGATCGTGGTGCTGCTGAAGAGTTAGTTACCGCTGCTGTATCTACAACACCATCATCTGTTAATGAAGATGATGATGACGATGCACTTTCATATTTTCAGAAACTTGCAGATGATTAACTAATAGTTACTCTAGTATTTTCTGTTTTAACTAATTTACTGTTCACAAATTGAGATGACTTCTTGTAGGTCATCTCATTTTTTATGTCATTTAAAAATTGTTGTAAGTATTCTCTACGTAAAACAAATATATTTCTTTTTTTCTCATTTAGTCTTTGTTCGTATTCATAATATGTTATTCCAACTCTAGCTTCACTTCCACTTACTCTTTTATTTACATTTCCATCATAATAATCAAAGTAATAATCAACCATATTTGGGACTTCTTTACCATTTTCATCTGTTGTTGTACCATCTTGTTTTTTCTCATCAATAATTTTACCCGATGGTTGTACTATTACACCACGACTATTTTTTATCTCCCTTGTTTCGTAATGTCTCACCTTATTGATTTCAGTAAGACCATATCTTTCAACAATTAAATTATATAAATCTTTACTTGATAATGGCCAACCATCACGAACATTTAAAATACCTGCTGTTGTTAACACTACCCAATCAAAACTAGATTTGCCGTATAAATCTCGTGCAACTGTATCTGGTCTATCTCCATCATCTATTTCATATTTGTTGAAAACTGTGAAGACATTTTTAAGATCATCACGAATTTTCATACGACGGAATAAATTCTTTGCCGTGATATAACTTGCACTTGATACACGATTTGAAAAAGGTGATTGGTATTGTATATTTGGTAGTTCTCTAAAATATCCCATTAGAATCCTGTGCCTCCTTTGCCTTCTTCTGATTCGTAATCCTCAGAATATATTGGATTTAACTCTTGGAATGTTAGATTTAATTTCATATGAACAGGTGATGTATTGTCGTATGTTGCATATGTTCCTGCTCCAGTGTAGTTTACTGCCATGTTTAACATCGCCATTGGTTTGAACCTATGTAAGAATAAGTGATCATCACTACCTGTTTTGTAAGTTAGTTGAAATACATCTGGTGCTTTAATGAATAATCCATTACCTTCTCCCTCTGATTGTTGTTTTGCGTTCATACTAATTTTAAATGAACGGATTATTTTTTTTATCACTTCACTCTCTTCTCTATCTCTAGGTGCAAAATCAAAATCAAAACTGAACGTTCTCAATTGAACACCACCAAATAGTAGTTCCATATTGGGATTTAAAACAGCTCCTGATTGTCTTGAAAGAATATCACCTGGTTCTACACTTCCACCAAGTGCATTTACTGCTGCTGATGCAAAAATACTATTGATTGCTGATACTGAACCTTTATCAGAAACTAATGAGTTTATCGCTGTACCTGTCTTCTTTCCCATTGTATTCATAGCTTTCCCTACACTATCAGCAGTTATACCCCCCATTGCGATTCCTAGACCAGCGGCAGCAAGACCATTTAAACTATTTTCACCCCATGTCACACCATTTGAATCAGTCACAGTTTCTGGTATTGGGAGAAATACATTACCAAGTATTGTTTCTTTATTTTTTTGGATTGCTTCAGAACCTGATCTTAATCGAAGAGGTTGTTGTTGACTAGTTTCAAAACCAGGTGGTTGATATTCTAAAACTTGTATCTGCAAATAATCACTATCACTCTCTAACCTTGCCATCGGATATCTAAAATCACCAAATTTTCTTTTGTTTCCCGTTGCCATTATTGTTTTTTAGTTATTTAGCATGATATTACCAAAAGGTAACTCTCTCACGTCTGATAATTCATCAGGATTCACTTCATAAAGTTGTCCGATAAGTTCATTACTGGTATAATTACGATATTGTCCAATGTGTAGATTTATTCCACGAAAACCCCACTCAAATACATCAGTGACTGCGACTAAAGGGTTTGAATCGAATTGAATATTAGGAGTTTTGGCATTATATACGAATACATAATATTTTCCAACACTTGGAGATGATGTAACAGTGCTGTTTAATTTATCCATCAATTCAATCATGATATCATCAGCTTCCTCTGTTCCGATCAGATTATCTACTACAGACCTGACTCTATTTTCATTATCATCAGTTGGATAACTGTTCATCTCTTGATACCTAACTCATCTTCTGTTAGCACTTTAAATTCCCACATTCGATCTTTACAAAATTCTTCTGCTGCTTTCCACTTGGCTTGATTTCTTGCATATTCATATACTTCATAGATATATCCTTTTGTTTTTCTTTTTTTCATCTTTGGTTCGACAGTTTGTCTTTTTGGTTTGATTTCAATAATGTATCTTTTTATCTTTCCATTCTGTTCCTTTACCTTAATATAAAAATCAGGATAATATCGATGTATTTTATTATCAACTGGAGATCGATAAGGTAACATGATCTCCTCACTTCCCCACTCAAGTATTTTAGTATGATTATCACAATAGACCATGAATTTTCTTTCCCAAAGTGACCGATAAATTATGTTAGAAGGATTACCCCTATACTTTTTCGGATTCGATGGTCTATATCTTCCCTTATATGACATCTAAATAGATAGTAAGACAAAATATAAAGTATTTAGATGGTTCGTCCTAGAAAAATAGCAGATATAAAACCAATACTGACTAATGTGGCACAAACATCTCATTATCAGGTGTTTTTTGATGGATTATCACAAGATCTTTTTAAATTTCTTGGAACTAAAGGTGTTAATAAAAGATTTATCACTGAAAATGCTGGATTGCTATGTAGTCAAGCTTCTATACCAGGCAGTTCATTAGCTACAACTGATATATTCGGTAATTTTACAGGTGTACAGGAAAAATTTGCACATACAAGAATATTTACAGAACTTACATTAGAATTTTACGTAGATAAGGATTATAAAATGATTAAATTATTTGAGCACTGGATAGATTATATTGCAAGTGGTTCCGAAAAAACATCACCTATTGTTAGAAAAGATAATTTAGGTTATTTTTATCGAATGAGATATCCAAGAGGTTCATCTGGTTATAAATGCGATAAAACAAAAATTGTAAAATTTAATTTAGATTATAGATCAGAAATTGAGTATACTTTCTTCGGATTATTTCCAATTAACTTTTCCTCTACACCCGTGCAATATGGAAATTCAGATGTGTTAAGATGTAATGTGACGTTTAGTTACGAAAGATACATAGCTGGAAAGGAGACAAGTTTATCATTTAATAAGAATGAAAGTGAAAACTTGAAAGAGGGTTCAGTGAAGGGATTTTTCGTTGGTGATGATGGATCACGAGTTCCAATTAACTTTTCCAACTGACGAAATTCACTTTTTTATTCCAAAAATCGGGGAAAAAAAATTCGACAAATTTTTTGCTCTGGGAGGATTTGTAAAAGTGCTATAAATAAAAATACTGAAGTGTTATAAACATTATGCCATTACCAAAAATTGCGACACCAACCTATGAGTTGGTTCTTCCTTCTTCTGATCGAAAAATAAAATTTAGACCATTTTTAGTAAAAGAGGAGAAGATTTTAGTTATTGCAATGGAATCTGAAGATCAAAAACAAATAACTAATGCGATAAAAACTGTCATTAATAATTGTATATTATCAAGAGGTATTAAAGTAGATAAATTATCAACATTTGATATTGAATATCTATTTTTAAATATAAGAGGTAAATCTGTAGGTGAAAATGTTGAAGTATTAGTAACTTGTCCTGATGATAATAAAACTCAAGTTCCTGTTATCATACCATTAGATGAGATAAAAATTGAAAAAAATCCTGAACATAAAAAGGATATTAAACTAGATGATAATCTTGTTATGAGAATGAGGTATCCATCTCTTAGTGAATTTATCAAATCTAATTTTGATTTTGATGGAAGCATCGGAGTAGATGAATCATTTGATTTAGTAATATCTTGTATAGATCAAATATACAACGAAGAGGAATCATGGACTTCTTCTGATTGCACTAAGAAAGAAATGTCAGAATTTTTAGAGCAACTAAGTTCAAAACAATTTAAAGAAATTGAAAAGTTTTTTGACACAATGCCTAAATTATCACATAAGATAAAGGTAAAGAATCCAAAAACAAAAGTTGAAAATGAAATTGTATTAGAAGGGTTATCATCTTTTTTCGAGTAGGTATGGCTCACACAAATTTAGAGTCATACTACAAAATTAATTTTGCTTTAGTACAACACCATAAATACTCTTTGACAGAGATTGAAAATATGATTCCATGGGAAAAGGACGTATATGTTGCTCTTTTGGAACAATACATTGAAGAAGAAAATTTAAAACAAAAACAACAACGTGGCATCTAACATCTCACAAGATAAATTTTTTAATATACAAAGTAATCCTAATTTGGATGCGGCGGATA